CCATCCAAATCCACAGCATAACCGCCACCGTCCTCACCGTCTATTGTGAGTTCGTTGCCATCGCCATCGAGAGTGCCGCCATCCTGCAAATCCAGCGAGTTCCAAGTATGTGTCGTGTTCAGCGTTATAGTATGCGTATTCAGGATTTGAACGTCAGACGTTGCATCTGGAACCACACCGCCAGTCCAAGTTCCGCCCGTATTGGAGTTACCTGTTCCAGCAGAAGTTATGACGGCCATCTATCCTTCAGCCTCCTCTATCGAAGCGGCGTGCGCCGCATCATACACCCGGTTAAAAAGCTGTTCTGCCAAAGTCGCCTTCGGCATTCACTATATTGTCCCTTGCAAGAATACCAAGCAATTACCTGCATCTAATGTATCTGTGCTTGATGCGGTCTTTATTCTAACGCATAGCTGTCTTAAACCAGTAGTGGATATAGACTTTAATGTTCCTGATGCCGCTGCACAGGTTATGTCGTCTCCTATCTGGCACCAATGACTTCCTGCGGCTGCTGCCGTTGCGGGTGCCGTTGGCTCACCGAATAATGTACCGAACACTTGCGCCGTATATGCTATACTTGCATCTGTATTTCTTATCTGGATTGTTGCCCTTTCGTATGTCTCAACATCAACAGGGTCTATTGTAATTGCATAAGTTGTACTCAGAGATTCAGCATCGCCGTTCAGGATAAGCGATGTCTTTACTGAATTGCTGTGTCTTTTGGGCGTTACTGTATTAGCCATCAGTCGCCCCCGACAACGACATCAACTTTACCGTCGCCATCGAGGTCAATGCCAATGCCCTTATCCTTCTTCGACCGCTTCCAGTCAGCGTGCTTCATACCCGGGTGAGCCTTGCCGCATATCATACCGGGATGGTCATTCGTCTTCTTCTTCAAGCCCTTGCTCGGAGCCTTCGGCTTGCGCTTCGACTTCAGGCCGCGGTCTATCTTTACTTTTTCTTCCGCGAGGGGGTCTTGGGGGATGGGGCGGCTTGGTCTGCGAGCCACTTTAGGCTGCGGGAGGTGACTTGCCGGGCCAAAGTCTTCCGCTCGGCTGAAAATACGCTGCTTCTCAAGCTGTGCGAGAAGGCGCTCGCTTTTGACCTCAACCGTTTGACCGGGCTGCCAAGTGATTTTGCCCCCACGAGGTAGCCGACGGTAAAGCAGCCTATCGCTGTTGTTGGTGATGAGGGCCATCTAATCAGCCTCCAATTCACCTACGCTAAGTCGCGGATGCTGCCACTTGTGTCCCTGCGATATGCTATGAGTTCGCCAGCCGTCAGGAAGGCATACTCCATCGAGAGTGACTGCCTGATTGCGAGGTTGGTATTGTCTATGTAGGTTGTCGGTGCCGCTATCCTCATCGCCAGCGCAGATGTGTCAAGCATATAGATACGAGATACGCCGTCCGATGGAATGTGCTGTGATACGAATATCGGGATACCGTCGTAGGAGCCAACCCGGGAATCGAAGTTCAGCCCGGCTTCACCGGTCACTCCATTCACATTGGCTGCCCCAGCACCTTTCAGGTCATAGCGCCACGCGGCTCCAGTACCTGCCTGCATCAGTCCTTTCAAGTCCTGATAGGAGTCGTGGCCCGTTAGCAGAATCAGGTCGTTGTAGTTCAGGCCGTTGTTCAGCAGCGTTGCGATGCCGGTATCAATGTCGTCCAGCGCAAGAGCATTGTTGCTTCCATCATTTGTAAAGTGACAATATCCTGCATTAAACCACGTTGCGGATGTAATATCCAAACCATACATATCACAATCATCTTGACTGTTACACGGGGATTGTGCATCGGCGGCATAATCTGAATCTGCCGTTACTCTATCTAAAGACTCAAGATTGTTGCCTGCCTGTCCTGCCCCGGTCGTACCATCGCTGTCAGCCTCCACGGAGGTCGTTAGCTGGTTGTCCAGATAGTAAGCGTGGGCCTCGCCATTCTCACGGCGCAGGAACGCTGCAAGGTTGCCAAGTCCGTCATCCGCTTCAGACAGGATTTCAGCCTTGGAGCTGGTCTCCCACGCGGTCACTATTTCCTTCAGGGTTGCAGTCACTTCCACGAGGTCGGGCTTCTCGGTCGCAGGGAAGGCTCCAGACTCTGCCGCGCCAAGCGTGGTCGAGTGCCGGGCGGTCAGCGTGCGCCAGCCGCTCTGCGTCCACGGCTCCTTCTTCAGAAGCTTGAAAATCTCGGACTTCGTATTAAGCTGCGAAAAAACCTTCGCTCCGAAGAGAACATTCCGGGTGCCTGTCGTGCCTGATAGCATTTCGTCGTCCTTGCGTATTCCGTATCGCTTCGAGAGGTCGTATTCCCCATCGTAATACAGTTTTACGTATTCTTCAAATGATATTGCCATTTTATTTCCCTCCTACTGCTGCTTCAATCTCGTCCCAAGATGCTGTCACATTTAGGTAGTCCACTTTTGCTACGGCAGGAATATCACGCTTCGGAGCGGGTGTCCGCTTCCGACCAGCATAGACGCCAACGCCATACTTCTTCAGCGTTTTCATTGCGTCCTCAAAGGAGGGGTCGGTTTCCGCCTCGGCCTTCTCATCCGATGCTTCCACTTCTTCAGGTTCCTCGTCATCCTCCTGCTTCTCTTCATAGAGTTGCGCGAGCGCCTGTTTCATAGCCTTCATTTCTTCGGCCAGACCTTCAAGGGTCAGTTCTTCCGTTTCTTCGTCCTGCTTCTCTTCCTCTTCCGGTTCTTCTTCCGGTTCGGCAGCATCAGGGACATCAGGCAAATCTTCGGGTGCGATTACTTCGTCTGCTTTCTCTTCCGAGTCCGCTTCGGCAGCCTTGCAATCGCAGTCCTTCTTGACTCCGGGCATATTCACTGACTGCCGAGTGCTATTAATAAAAGATTCCTCATTGTCGGCTTCGCCTTTGGCAACCGATACATCCGTGACGGTGGCCTCTCCATTAGCAGGATTGTCGCCAACCCACGATACTGACCACAGGCCCAGTTCGTTGATTTTATTGAAACAGCTCGCGGCATTGTCCGGGCAGACCAAATCCTGCTCTATCGTTTCGCCCCGGATGCTGCTGGCACCGCGCTTGCCGTAGTCCTTTATTTCGTTCCATACCTTGTCGTGCATCGGGAGCCGGCTGTGGATGCCGACCCGGATTTTGATTTTCCCATCCTTTATCTTGTAGGCGAGCGGAATACCGATTGGCATTTCTTCGTGCTGATACGAATAAACTCCATACTTCATAAAGAAGTCCATCGAGCTATTGATGACGGAGGTGGGTATCAGGTCGTTCTGCTTGTCCACTACCGGGGCGGAGATGAAGGTTTCCATCGTCCGGTCATTGTACCACTCCTTGCGATACACCTTCCAGCCGGTATCTTCCGCCATTATGGTTCATCCGACAGGGTACTATTAATCATTAATCTCAAAGTCGTTTAAATATAATTGAGGCTTGTTCTGCTTTTTAGCGCTGGAAATGAGGGGGGGTTCGACTCTGGCAGCGCTTACAAATCAGAAAGGTTGTTCACAAAGAACTCGGCGGCCCGTTTCTTATTCAATTCAAAGCCGGTTCGCATAAACGGGAATGGCCCTCCGCTACCTGCGGATGAGATACCCGGGCCAGTTCCGACCGGGGTGCCGTACTCAACATAAGGAGCATATTCGAGCTTGGTGCCGATAGACCATTTCGGCGGTTCCGCTCTTACATTAATACTATTCCGCAAGGTGCCTTCGTCCACCGGGCAATGGCGGGCTGCATCCAGATGTATCGCTGCCGCCAAGTCATCCATCGAAATATCCAGTATATCGGGGTACTTCTCCATCAGCTTCTTGAGTTGCTCCCTGAACTTGTCGCCACCCCTGATTTCAATGCCCACGGTATTCTCTCACTTCTTCGACCGAGGCATCGCCAAACTCTTCTTTCCACTTCTTCTTAATCAGGCGCTTACCTTTTTCATATTGTGCCATTTTACGGTGCTTCATCTTCTGTTGATGTATAACGCGCGAGGCGTTCTTCCAGTCATACTCTCCTTGGCACTCTTGGCAGAAGCCGCCTGATAACAGGTGAACCCGTAAGGCCGAAGCTCCACACTTCCGGCAATGGTCGCCCATTACGGCACCCTCACCAGAACCGTGCGCTGGTTCGGATGCAGCAGGGAGTTGCCCGAAAGCACCATACCGTGCGAGCTACCGACCCGCTGTTGTAGGTCAAAGAGTTCATTCATCGGCAACCCCTTTGCTGGTATGCGGGCCGCCAGTTCCAGATGTGCCGGGCAAGTCCGCAGACCGGGAGCCACGACCAGCGTGTAGCGGAATGGCTTTTTCTGTTTCGGCCTCTGGCCCTCCTGCTTCTCGTAGGCGGCGAGCCTGCCCTCATTACCGATATTGATTATCTCTGTCCGGGCTATCCGGCGTATTGAACCAGTCTCCAGATATACCGCCTCCTGCATCTTTCCAACGGTCGTAGTGATGCTCCTTCCCTCTGCAATTGATTGCCCTATTATAATATTCAATCTCGCAGAGAGCCGCGTACTCAGTTCGCTATAACTCTTCGTTTGTACCTTACCATCCTGTATCGCTGCCAGAGCAGCTTCATCATTCTGGTCAAAGGATATGGATACAGGGATTGCCTCTTTCGTGATTTTAACATTGAACTCGTCGGCAGCGGACTTGAAGCCGTTGATGTAGGACTTGCGCTGCGCTTCAGATACCAGCGCCTTGATTTCCTTAATCAATCCAATCATCAGCATCGGCATCGCGTCCGATAGCTCGCTGAAGCCCCGGGCAGCCCGGAGGCGCTTAAGCTCCGTGGTAATCGCAGAGCGCAGGTTGCGCTCTAAGGTTGTAATAAGTCCGCTGGTTCGCTTGGCTCCTCTGCCGCCGGCGACATCGGCAAAGGACTTGCGGAACCTACGCTTTCGGGGAATAGTATCTCACCCTCCTCATCTAAATCAAGTGTGATTCCAACAGACTGGAATGCAGCGATAATGTCAGCCTTCTGGCGCAGGTTCGCCAGATAGATTTGTTCGTTACGCTCATCAATATCATTGAGCTTGAACTCCCAGTCCGTAATCTTCAGCCGCTCGAACAGCGGAATGAAAAGCCCCTGCTCGACAATCCGTTGCGTTTCGATGATAGTCCTGTCCATCATCGAGAGTTGCTCGCCCTCCGCATTCAGGCCACCCACCCCGGTCGTATCGCCGACCGCCAGCGGCATCACGCCATACGCTGCATTGACATCCTGATTGATTCGCTCGATGAAGGGGAACACCCCGGTTTCGTTCACGCCGGGCATTACCGGGACGAATCTGGCTCCGGTCTGGCCCTCGCCGCTGCTGATGATGGGAACGAAGTTAGGATTGCGCCGGGACTCCTCGGCTATGTATTCGCCAAGCCTGTTCAGCGCCTCTTCCGTATGACCGGGAATATCGAGGAAACCTTTTGGCGGGCGCTCCAGCCGATACAGCTTGTTCATATAGCTCTCAAGCGCCAGTCCTGATTCTATCTTCTTCTGCAAGCCGAGGATGGGCGACTGGCCGTACAACCGCGCCTGTGTCGAGTATTTGTTGAAGTGGATTATCTCGTCCCGGGCAAAAGGAATGTCGCCTTCTGAATCCTCGAACGTGTAAGCTACATACTCAAGTGAAGCGCCGCACTCGGAGCAGACGGTGCCGCTGCGTGGAACCCGGCAGTCTGGAGATGGGCAGAACCTGTCCTCGGTCTGGAACCTTCCGAAGCGGTCGGAATTGAAGCGCATAAACTTCGCGTCCTCGACCCATAACTCCTTGACCGTCTTTCCCAGTATCGTCCCGCTCTCATCCTTCACATAATCATAGACAAGTGAAACCCACGCATCATCGAATATCTCAAGCTGCCTTACGACGGCCTTGATAATCTCCTCGCAGGTCACATCGGAATTGCCACCGCTGGGGTCAGCAAGTAACGTGTCGAGGTACGCTTGCTGGTCTTCACTGGCGGTTTCAGATGTCGGCTCAAGGCGGTATCCCTTTGCAACTGTCTGGCTGGCTATTCGCGTTATCACCGTTTGCAGGTGGGAATACTGCTCGGCCATCCTTTCAAGATAATGTAAATCGTATAATGGCTCCAGCTTCATAGCACCGCCGAGGCCGCTGGCAGATGACATATCATAAACTGGAGTCCGGGCTTCCTTCAGCATATTGCCATCAACGAAAGCCTGAAGGGATGACTTCTTCGGCTTGGCACGGAACCTATCGAGAAGACCCATACAGCCTCCTGTGTGCGTTCAATGCTCGGCGGTTGCCTTCCTCATTCACAAATTTCTTCAAGGTTGGTTCCACCATCCGGGCGATACTCTGGTTCCGGCTTGAAGCCAGTATTTTCAATTTAGACTTCAGGCGCGGGTCAACTCCCTTGAGTTCCAGACGCTCCATCTGGAAGCTTTCAGTCGTTAAGCCTATTTAACCGTTACGCAACAGCAAGGCTACCGATTACTATGCGGGAAGCAAACCCGGCGCAGCAATCGCCGTTAAATCGCGTTAAATTGATGTTTCTGTGGAATACCTATGCTGGGTTGGTACGATGTCTA